AATACTAAGCCCCGTCCCTACGTCATCATGGGATCAGCTGACATCAGCTGATTCTAAATAAACATTAACATACCGCTGCGCGGAGTAATTAGAAGGCAAGAATAATGATTAGTACATCTTAGTAATTATTATTTCTGGAGTTACAATTAATTTAACACTGTAAATGATAGATACACATGTATAAGCGAAGCGTTTCTTGATATCAAATAGGCCCAATAGAGATAGGCCCAATAAAATAGAATATTTTATTCACGAATCATTTACATGTGAGATACAACGCGGCATCATAATTAAACGTATGTTTAATTATTACAATATAACTAATTAATTATCGCTACGACTACCGATCATTGATTCCCATAACTTCTTTAAGTAATCTGCGTCTTCTCCTTGAACCTTCATATCCAATCCAAGCGTCTTTAAATGAGCTATAACATCTTGATCAACATTTGCGAAAGGATTGTCTTCGTTCTTGTGTAACATCGTTTCTTCTTCTTCACCTTGAATTAACTCCATTAACCCAGGTAAATTCTTCCTCAATAAAATACCCAGAACATAACCCAGAACCAAGTTCAGGACGAAGGAAGAATTTAAAAAGACTAAAAGAAGAAACGAAAACATAATAAACCTACGTTTCATCTTATTGAAAACAATATAGTTGATGAACAACTATATGCTGATACAAGCATTAATATAAGAAGCCTCTTCTATTTATAGATCTAGACTCAGCGTGCCTAGTACGCTTGAAAGGTATTTATTTAATTTAAATTAAATAAATATAAGCTGGATACAGCTGTAATGCACTATGTAAAGTAATGTGGGCCACTCACAAAAGTATATTGGCAAGTGGGCGGTAAAGCGATAGTGCACAATCTTCCGTCAGATTCGCTTCACGAATCACAGATCCTGATTGTACACGTGTCCAGTGATCCAACGGCTAATAGTCATACCGTACGTGACTCCGATCCCGGGACGGGGGT